TCACCGCGCATCTTTCCGCGAAATGAAACTTGGGGGGTTTGTACCAAATGTCCGAATTAGAACTGTTTGAGATTTTGCGCAAAAGTTTTTTGCCTGATTTGAAAAAGAGCGCCAAGCAATTTTCGCGCTTTGATTGCGAATCAAGCGCAGCCAAGCTGCACATTGAACTCAAGTGCAGGCGAACTCACTATGAAGATTTACTTATTGAAAAGAAAAAGTTTGATGCGCTAGTTGAGCGAGCTGATGAAATTGGCTTTGCTCCTTGCTACATCAACGCAACACCGCAGGGAATCTATGCGTTCAACTTGCATAAGGTTCAAGTCACTTGGGAAAATCACCCGATGCCTGCAACAACAGATTTTGGCAATGCGCAGTTGGTTGAAAAAGCCGTTGGCTTTTTACCAATCGCGCAGGCGGTTCATCTACCGGGGGCGGTGGATTTATGAGAGGAACAAATGACAGCAGGCAGACCACCAAAGCCGATAGAACAAAAGCGTAAGAACGGAAACCCTGGCAAGCGTTCATTGCCTGACCTAAAGAATGTGATTGCGTTGCCAGCAATCAAAGGCGATGCGCCGTTACACCTTAGCGATGCGGGTCAAAAGATGTGGGCAGATGTTCGATCAATGGCACCTTGGATTGCTAACACCGATGCCAAATTGCTTATAGAACTTTGTGAAAAGATGGATAAGAAGTACGAGCTAAAAGAGAAACTAGCTGCTACGGACTATGTGCTTTTTACCGACAAGGGTTACGCCTATGCCAACCCGTTGTTTGGAATGTTAAACACGGTTGAGAATGACATTGTAAAATTGCTTTCATTGCTTGGCTTAACGCCAGTTGATCGCAGTAAGTTGGGGGTTGCTGAAGTAACAACAAAGGGCAAGTTAGCCCAGTTGTTAGAGCAGCAAAAGTCTAAGTGACTAATTCTTGGCCCCCTAAATGGCTCACGCCTGTTCCGATTGAAGATCGTGAACGCGGCGATGGCCCACTCTATGCCAACTTCACTGAAGCGGTTTGCCGAGTAACTAAAGATTCAGTTGGCTCGCCTGCGGGCAAGTTGCTTGTCTTGCGCGATTGGCAAAAGGAATTGTTAAATCACGCCCTTGCCCGCCGCGATGACGGGCGCTTTCGCCATCGCACCGCCCTGATTGGGATGGCGCGTAAGTCAGGCAAGTCAGCACTTGGCGCTTCAATCGGCTTAGCAGGTTTGACTCTAGGCGGTAACGGTTCGGAAATTTATTCTTGCGCAGCCGATAAGGAACAAGCGCGAATTGTATTTGGCACCGCCAAGCGAATGATTGAGATGGATGAAGAGCTTTCATCTATGTTCACGCTTTACCGCGATGCGATTGAATTCAAAGATAAGGGTTCGGTTTACCGAGTGCTTTCTGCTGAAGCGTATTCAAAAGAAGGTTTGAACCCTTCCCCGCTTGTTATCTTTGATGAAGTTCACGCCCAACCTAGTTGGGAATTGTGGAATGTGCTTTCACTTGCCGGTGGTGCGCGTGAAGATTCTTTGCTTTTAGGTATTACAACTGCGGGCATTAAGTCACAAAGCAACGGTCAAGATTCTCTTTGTTACTCACTTTATCAATACGGGCAGCAAATAATTAAAGAAGAAAAGAAAGATCAATCATTTTTCTTTGCTTGGTGGGAACCTGAGAAGCCTGAAGGCGATCACCGCAACGAAGAACTTTGGCCTCAAGCAAACCCTGGCCTTGGTGACATTACCGACTTGGATGAAATGCGTTCTGCAGTTTTGCGAACACCTGAAGCTGAGTTTAGAACCAAGCGCCTTAATTGTTTTGTAAATACTTCGGTTGCTTGGTTGCCAACAGGTGCTTGGGAAGCGTTAGAGGACCAAGATCGTTACCCTGAAATTGGTGAGGATGTAATTCTTGCCTTTGATGGCGCATTTTCAAATGACTCAACGGCCTTAGTAATGTGGTTACTTGGTGGCGATAAGCCGCATTTAATGGTTGTCGGTTTATGGGAAAGGCCAGATGATGCTGAACAAGACTGGCACATTCCCGTTGCCGAAGTCGAAGAAACAATCATTGCCACCTTCAGAGATGAAAGATTCAGTGTCAGAGAAATTGTCTTTGACCCCGCCCGTTGGCAGCGAACTTTTATGGTATTGGATGAGGCAGGGCTTCCCGTTGTCAGCTATCCGAACTCTGCTGAACGAATGGTTCCCGCCACGCAAAAATTCTACGAAGCCGTTGTGAACCAATCGTTTACTCACGATGGAAACCCCGCACTTGCTAGACACATTGCAAACTGCGTGACAAAGCAATCATCTCGCGGAGTTATGGTTGCCAAAGCAAGTTCACGCCGCAAGGTAGATGCCGCCGTTGCTTCCATTTTTGGATATGACCGCGCAACACAACCGGCTGAACCACCTGCACCAGTGGCTAGATTCTTTTCAATTCAGGTATAGGGAGCAAAATGAAGAAGATTGATTTATCAGTTGCAGTTGAAGTTGTTGGGGTAACGCTAGTTACAACAGGGCTTGCGATGATTTCAGTTCCACTTGCTTTAGTTGTTGCGGGTATTTTTCTAGTATGGATTACAGAGAAGGCTAACTAATGAGTTTATCAAAGCGTTTGGCGGGGTCAGGTTCAAAGCGATCAGCCAATAATCAATATGTTGAGCCATTGATTCCCGGCCGCCCCCAATTTCAATCTCTTGCGGGAGTAACTGTAGATTCAGAAACTGCAATTCGAATGTCCACAGTTTATTCTTGCGTGCGCCTTTTGGCAGACACAGTTTCATCTTTGCCAGTAGGTGCTTATGTGCGCCGTGGCCGTAACCGCTTGCCATACTCAACAATTTATGGCGATCAACCAGCGTGGGTGTCACGCCCAAATCCTGAAACAACACGCCTTGAATTTTATGAGCAAATTGTTACTTCATTCAAACTTGAAGGTAACGCTTACATCTTGACAGTGCGCGATGATATGGGCGATGTTCAAGAGCTTTATGTTTTGAATCCCCGCAATGTTCGCATTGAGCGCCTAGCGCCAGGTGAGCCATTGGTTTATTTTGTGCAGGTTAAAGATTCACAAGGCGTTTATGAGCAACGCCTAACAGACAAAGAACTTTTACACATTCCTGATTTCCGTTTGCCTGGTGATCGTTATGGCCTTTCACCAATTGGTGCCTGCCGCACCACACTTGGCGCTGCAATGGCAGCAGATGTTTATGCCGCCTCTTATTTCGGCAACGCTGCCAACCCTGGCGGTGTAATTGAAGTTCCCGGCGAATTAACTGAAGAACAAGCACAAGATATTGGCCGTGATTGGAACCTTACACACACTGGCCCTTACCGCGCTGGCAAAATTGGCATCCTTTCAGGTGGCGCAAGTTTCCAACCGCTACAGATCAACGCTCAAGATGCGCAGTTATTAGACACCCGCCGTTTTAGTGTGGAAGAAATTGCTCGCATTTTCCGTGTTCCGCTTAGCCTTTTAGGTCACCCTGTTGCTGGTGCGATGTCATTTGCCTCAGTTGAAGCGCAAAATCTTTCATTTGTTCAACACTCTTTGCGCCCAATCTTGGAGCGAATTGAACAATCTCTTTCAACATTGTTGCCTGAGCCTGATGGTTTTATTCGATTCAACCTTGATGCGCTACTTCGTGGCACAACTCTTGAGCGTTATGATGCTTACACTAAGGGATTACGCGAAGGTTTCCTTTCACTCAACGATGTTCACGCTTACGAAGATATGGCACCGATTGAAGATGGTGACCAATACCGCGTTCCATTGCAAAACATTGATGCTTCAGATGCTAAAGATGTTGGCCTCAAGCTACGCACCGAAATTGCTGCTGCATTGATTCAAGTCGGCTTTGACCCTGCAGCGGTTACAAAGGCAGTTGGCTTGCCTGATATGAAACACACTGGCGTTCCATCAAGTCAGTTACAACAGATTTCAACAATTGACCCAACCGACCCAACTGCAGTTTATGAGGTTCAGTAATGCCTTACTTTATTAGTAATAAACAAGCTGATTGTTCAGGATGGGCAACAGTAAAGCAAGAAACAGATGGTTCTTATACAACGCTTGCGTGTCACGATAATAAGCAAGATGCAATAGATCAAATGGTTGCAGTTTCAATCTCTGAAGATATGGAACCAGGCGGGGAAGTTAACTCAAGGAGCAAAGTGAAAGAAATTGAACGCCGTACATTTACGGTTCAAGATGTTGAAGCACGCCAAGCAGATGATGGAACAATGCGGTTGCGTGGTTACGCAGCAGTGTTCAATGATGCAAGCGTTCCCCTACCATTTAAGGAAACTATCGCCCCCGGCGCTTTCCGTAAAACATTAAGCGAAACACCTGATGTTCGTTTGCTTATCAATCACGAAGGTTTGCCATTAGCTCGCACAAAGAATGGCACTTTGACCCTTACTGAAGATGATCGCGGCTTGTTTATGGATGCAGTTATTGCAGACACTAGCGAGGGGCGCGACCTTTACAAATTAGTTGAGCGCGGAGATGTTGACCAAATGAGTTTTGCTTTTCGTGTGATTCGCCAAAAGTGGAGCGAAGATCGCTCAACTCGTACGCTTACCGAAGTTTCATTGGCCGATGGCGATGTTAGCGTGGTTACTTATCCGGCCTACCCAACCACCTCAGTTGAAGCAAGAGAGGCAATCAAAAACGCAATGGAAGCAATTAAAGAAGGTCGCGCATTAGATGGCGAATCAACTCTTGTTATCAATTCAATTCTTGAAAAGGTATCTGATTCTTATGACAGCCTTGAAGAAGGAAAAACAATGCTTGAAGTTTTGCTTGGATTAAACACACTAACCCCAACTGTTGAAGTTGAAGAACCTGAAGTTGAGTTAGAGCCAACCGATGTGCCAGCGCGTTCAATTTCACTGCGCTTAGCCAAAGCAATTATCAATAACACAAAATAAGTTTCTGCTGCACAAGTAGCAGATCGAAGTCGGAGCAAATCCCACACCCTAAAAGCGCCGTGGAGAGCATTGCCACCACCTCAAAACAATTACAAACTCATTGGAGAAATAATGTCAAAGTCATATCTTGATGTTGCTCTTGAGCGCCGTGATGCAGTTAAGGCAGAAATGGATGCAGTTCTTGAGGCAGTAGCCGCAGAATCTCGCACCGACCTTACTGCAGAGGAAACCGATAAGGTTGATGCTCTTGTAGAAGAAGCACGCGCACTAGATGCAAAAATCGAAAAGTTCACAACACAGGCAGCAGCAGATGCAAAGGTTGCAGAAATGCGCTCATCAGTTGCAGCAGTAATCACACCAAAGGTAGGCGGCGCAACAGTTACTCGCGAAGCTCGCACATACTCACCTGATGCTGGCGTTTCATTCGTTAAGGATGTATTCAACGCACAGGTTCGCGGAGATTACAACGCACAAGAGCGCCTTGCTCGCCACACAAAGGAAGAATCAATCGAGCGCCGCGATGTTGACACATCAAACTTCGCTGGTTTAGTTGTTCCTCAATACTTAGTTGACCTTGCTGCACCATTTGCACGCGCTGGCCGACCAACTGCAGATTTCGCAACTGCAAAGCACACACTTCCAGCCGCCGGTATGTCGCTAGAAATTAGCCGTATGACCACAGGCACATCAACAGCAGTTCAAGAAACTCAGAACACTGCAGTTTCAGAAACTGATGCCGATGACACACTGCTATCAATTCCAGTACGCACAATCGCTGGACAGCAGGACCTATCACGCCAGGCAATTGAGCGCGGAACAGGCATTGACACATTCGTTGTTGCTGACCTAATCCGTTCTTGGCACACAACAGTTGATGCTCAGGTTCTAAACGGAACAGGCTCAAACGGCCAGTTCAAGGGAATCCGCGCTTCAGGTGGAAACGCAATTACATTCACAGCAACAACACCAACAGTTGCGTTGCTATATCCAAAACTAGCTGATGCAATTCAGCAAATTCAGTCAAATGTGTTTGAAACACCTACACACTGGATTATGCACCCACGCCGCCTAGCATTTTTGTTAGCAGCAGTTGATACTTCAGGCCGCCCATTAGTAGTTCCAACTGCTAACGGTCCAATGAACGCATCAGGTGTAGGCGCAGGCGTTGCAGCTTATGCAAACACTGGCTATCAAATGCTTGGCTTGCCAATCATTTCTGATGCAAATGTTGGAACCGCTTACGGCGCAGCAACAAATCAGGATGAAATCTATTGCGTAGCAGCACCTGAAATGCACCTATGGGAGCAACCAGGTTCACCATTTGCATTGTCATTTGATGCAACAGGTGCCTCAACTCTCACAATCAAGTCCGTTGTTTACGGATTTGGTGCTTTCTCTGCTGAGCGTTATCCAAAGGCCGCTTCAATCATTAGCGGTACTGGTTTAGTAGCTCCAACTTTCTAATCCAAAGTTAACAAATTGTAAGAGGCGGGTTTTTCTCCCCCGGCTAACCCGCCTCTTACTTCTTAAATGATTCGGGGGAATCTATGAAATCAGCACATAAAGTTTCAATCGGCAGTTGCGACCCAGGAACCGTTAATGGCGGGTTCGCATTTAGTTTAATTCAAGTTGCTCAATCAAGATCAGCACGCCTTGGTCCGTTTATTCGCATCAAGGGTTCAGGTTTACTTTCAAAGCAACGCAATCGGTTAGTTAAGCAATTCTTAGAAACTAAATCCGATTGGCTACTAATGATGGATTCAGATGAGCAACTATCCGTTGAAGCATTTGATAAGTTAATTGAAACTGCACACGATAAAGAACGCCCAGTTGTAGCAGGTTTGGTATTTGCTAGTTTTGAAACGGGTTATCCATACCCGCAACCAGTACCAACAATTTTTCAAGATGCTCCTGAAGGCTTTTTGCCACTTAACAAGTACGATAAAAATTCAGTTTTCCAAGTAGATGCTGCTGGCACTGGATGTTTACTAATTCACCGCAGCGTTTTGGAAGCAATCAGAGCAGATGCCGACCCACACCAAGGGCAAGATTGGTGTTGGTTTTGGGATGGCCCTATCAACGGTGAATGGATTGGCGAAGATTTGCAATTTTGCCGCCGTGTTCGTTCACTTGGTTTTCCAATCTATGTTCATACAGGCGCGATACTGCCTCATTCAAAGAATTATTGGTTAGATGATAGGCAGCACGATATATGGAACGCATAAAAAGAATTTTAAGAATTAAGGTAAAATTAAAGGAAACCGCTACCGCCGTTCCACAATTGGAACGCGCAATGCTTCCCAAAGTAGAAACGAGAACCACGCGTGGCGATCACTAACGGGTATGTAACCCTAAATGAAGTTAAGGATGCACTCAATCTTGAAGATTCGATTGATAACGCAGCTCTTGAAATGGCAATTGCTACCGCTTCACGCCAGATAGATGATTATTGTGGCCGTTTCTTTTACAAGGATGGCACAGAGTTATTGCCGGCAACTCGTTACTACACCCCAACCGATTACTACATTCAACCTGTTGATGATTTTGTAAGCATTAGCGAAATTGCAACCGATGATAACTTTGACCGCACATACGGCACCGTTTGGGCTGCAGATGATTCAATGTTTGAACCTGTCAATAATCCTTCTCGCGGGTGGCCGATGAGCCGCTTATTAGCAGTCGGCTCTTATGTTTTCCCATTTAACCTGCCTCAATCCATAAGGGTTAAAGGCGTTTTTGGATGGTCAGCGGTGCCATATGAAGTAAAGACCGCAGCAAAGATTCAAGCCTCTCGCCTGTTCCTTCGTAACCAGTCACCATTTGGAATTGCTGGAAATACAGATTTAGGAACAGTGCGTTTGGCTGCCAAATTAGATGCCGATGTAGAGGCACTGCTGCGCCCCCTACGCAAGAACAACGGCTTGGCGGTATAATGTTACCAAGTGCGGTTAGAAACGGCTTAAAAGCCAACTTAGAGGCGATTAAAGGGATGCGTACTTACGAGTTAATCCCTACGGTGCCAGTTGCACCAGCAGCCATTGTTGGCCAATTGGACTTCACATTTGACTTGAACAATGCCCGTGGACTTGACCAGGCAAACCTAGATGTTGTTGTTTTGGTTCAACGCTTCACTGAGCGTTCAGGTCAAAATGAACTTGACAAATACCTTGCAGGTAGCGGGGATTTTTCAATCAAGGCAGCAATTGAAGCTGATCTAACTCTTGGTGGGGCTTGCAGCACTTTGCGTGTTACATCAGCCGAAGCGGGCAATTACACATCAGGGGATATTGAGTTTCTTTCGTACCGTTACCGAATTACCGTTTGGGGATAAGGAGAAAAATGAGCTACACAGTTATCTCGGACAATTTCGAGGCAAAGAAAAAAAATGAATCAATTACCGAAAAAGAATTACTTGAACTAGAGTTGAACATTGATGCTTTAGTTGCAAGCGAACATCTCAAGAAAACCGTAACAACTAAACCAGCAACAGTAGAGGAAACAAAATAAATGGCCCGTACCGTATTGACAGATGCCTCAGTTGTAATCAATGGCATAAATCTTAGCGAATTTATTACAAGCGTATCTCTTAGCACAAGCGAAGATGTGGTTGACACTACCGGGATGTCCTCTGCTGGCGCACGCACTAGAATTAGCGGCTTGCAAGATAATTCAGTTACTTTTGAGTTTAATCAAGATTTTGCAACATCTGCGCCTGAAGTAACAATTAACGCAGTTGGTTCATCACTTGTTGGAACAAATGTGACTTGTGTAGTAAAGCCAACATCAGCAGTAGTTGGTGCGAGCAATCCTAGCTACACATTTTCAGCCGTTGTTTCAGAATGGCAAGCCCTTTCAGGTGCCGTTGGCGAACTTGCAACAATTAGTGCAACTTGGCCAATCTCAGGCGCAATCACAAAGGCAATTGCCTAAATGCCGCGCCTAGTTTTAACAAATGCTTATGTGGTGTTTGCAAGCAACGACATCTCTCAATATGTAACTTCCGTAAGTTTAAGCACGAGTTATGATGTTATTGACACCACAGGAATCTCAACTACAGGCGCAGCTCGCACCCGCGTTGCTGGCCTTGCTGATAACTCAATTACAATTGAGTTTAATCAAGACTACGCAGACAACGCGCTTGAAGAACTAATCAATGGCACAACAACAACAAACGGAACTGTTGGTTTAGTTGTGGCAATGGAGATTCGCCCAGTTAACACAACAGTTAGCGCAAGCAATCCAAAATTTACTTTTAACGCGCTTGTTGCCGAATGGCAACCAGTATCAGGCGCCGTGGGCGAACTTGCCACGGTTTCAGCAACTTGGCCCATCTCAGGTCAAATCACAAAAACAATCACACCGTAATCAACTAAGGGGGAAAAGATGGATGGATTAGCAGTTAAGGTAAAAACAATTGATGGTGTTGAAAAATCATATAAATTAACACCACGCATAATTGTTGCTTTTGAACAAAACTTTGGTGCAGGTATGCCTAAGTTGCTAGGCGAACAACAAAAAGTAGAGCATATCTATTGGTTGGCTTGGAAATGTCAGCAAGTTGATGCGCAAAATAACGGTGGAACACCTGTAAAACTTTTTGGCCCTGAGTATTTAGATTCAATAGTTAGCGCCGAATTGGATGCTGATAGTTCTTTCGAATCCACCGCAACAGCCTAATTTATACGGTTGCTGCGGTGGCCTGCGAAACGGGGATTTCACCCAATGAATTACTTGATGCCCCTGATGGTATTTTTGAAGCAATGACGGTTTACTTAAAGGAACGAGCTAAATCTAATGGCTGATGAAGTAATTGTTCTTAACGGCGTTAAGGAAACGCTTACTGCATTGAAAGAATTTGATAAAGATGCAGTTAGGCGTTTTAACAAAGTTATCAATAGTGAACTTGCAGGCGCTGAAAAAGATGCCAAAGGTTTAATTAGCGAAGACCCACCGATGAGTGGTTGGCGTAAATCAGATGCTGCTACGGGTCGCACTCGCGGTGGTGCTGGTTGGCCAGGTTGGAACGCTGGTGAAATTAAAAGCAAAATTACTAAGACAAAAGCCCAAGGTAAAGTTCGAGGCGATTACACCACAAGTGCGGGAGCTTTACTTAACAAGTCTGCAGCGGGTTCAATCTTTGAAGTTGCTGGCCGTAAAACTAAAGCTGGCACTGGTGGCGGTAGTTCTGCACAATTTCTGCGTACTTTGGGCAACAGATTTGGTAAGGCATCGCGTGTAGTATGGCGCGTTGTTGATAAAGATAAAGCTAGAATTGAAAAAAATGTTGAGCAGGCTCTTAATGATGCCAAGGCTCAATTACAAGCACACTTAAACAAAGAGCGAGGGTAACAAATGGCAGTTGGCGCAATTGTAGCTCGCATCCTCACCCAGTATTCAGACAAAGGTTCAAAGGCTGCTCAAAAAGATATTGCCAAACTTGGCAAAAACATTGATTCTTTTGCTAAGAAATCTACAAAAGCATTTGGTTTGGCAGCAGCAGCGAGTGCAGCATTTGCAATTAAAATTGGCAAGGATGCCGTTCAAGCTGCAATAGCAGATCAGAAGTCACAGGTGCTTCTTGCTAATTCTTTGCGCAACACTGCAGATGCTAGTGATGCCGCAATTGCCGGTGTAGAAAATTATGTGACCGCGCTTCAAAAGCAATTCTCAGTTGTTGATGATGATTTGAGGCCAGCGATGGCGAGATTGACTGCCGCTACGGGGTCAATTTCGGCAGCGCAATCTTTGATGCAAACTGCGTTAGATGTTAGCGCTTCATCGGGTGCCAATTTAGAGGCATCAGTAAGCGCAATTATTAAAGCGACATCAGGGCAGTTTAAGGGCTTAAAGCAACTTGTGCCTGGTTTAAGTAATGCAACCATAAAATCTAAAGACTTTGCAAAGGCTCTTGCGGAAGTAAGTAAAGAAACAAGCGGTGCTGCAGCTCAACGCGCTGGAACACTTGAGTATCGGTTAGCAGGGTTAAAAATAGCCTTTGGCGAAATCTTAGAAACTTTAGGATATGCGCTGATTCCAGTTCTTGAAAAATTTGCAACTACTGTAACTACAAAGATTTTGCCCGCAATTGAGAATTTTGTTCGAACAAATCAAACTAAACTTGTTGCTTCATTTACCTTTGCTGCGGATGCTGCAATTACCCTACTAAATGCTTCCATTAGTTTTAGCAATTGGATTGCAAACAATATGGGATTAGTTAAAACTATGGCAGCCTTAATCGCTGGAATGTTTGTTGTGGGCCGAATTTCGGCTTTTGTTATAGCAATTGGAACAATTACAACAGCAATGGCAGCTTTACGCGCAACGGCTCTTGGAGCCGCAGTTGCTACAGCACTTGCAACAGGTGGCGTTAGCGTTGGAACAGCAGTCGCAGCCTTAGCCGCAGTAGGTGCAACAGCCTTAGTTACCAAAAATCTTTTTGATATTGTTAAAGGTAAATCCGCTATTCCAGGCAGCACGGGTGGCGGTGCAGTTGGCAATTATTCAATGTCGGCAAATAGAGTTTATGAAAATCCTAGTCCAACAATCGGCGGCACTGATGCGCTTTCAGCTTGGCTTGCTGCTCTTAACAAGAACACGGTTGCTACAAATAAAAACACAAAATCAGTTATGGATATTGCCACTGAAAACGCAATGAAAGAACTAGCAGCGCGCCAAAAGGCACTTTCAGGCGGCAGTTCAATCGCCATTGGCGGTGGCAGTAAGATATACGGCACCCGCAATGCTCAAGGCGCTATAAATGTGAATGTAAATGCCGGCGCAATTGTTGGCTCAACTGATGCACTTGTTGAGGTTGTTAAAAATGGGCTTGAAACTGCTGGCCGCCGTAATGGTGGAACTCTTGGCGTGGGTCGCTACGCTAGAACGACAATCCTCTAATGCCAGCGTTTGACGGAGTAACTTCGCCTAGTATCGCGGTTCAGTTTCTTAAAAGCGGAACTTGGACTTCGGTTACAATTAGTGATGTTGTTCAAATAGATTTTCGCCGTGGTCGCGAACGCGCAGATTTGCGTGATGAGGCAGGCTTTGCCAGCATTGTTTTTAACAACACCAGTGGCATTTATGACCCTGATAACACAAGCGTTTCAAGTCCGTGGGTTGTTGGCGGTGTAAGCATCCTTCGTGATGGTTTGCAAATGCGAATTGTTGCAACTTGGAATTCAATAGCTTATCCATTGTTTTACGGCTTTCTTGAAAATAACTTTACGAATCAAGGTTACCTGCCGAATGTGACAATGACTTTCTACGATGGCATTGGCTACATTGCCGATGCTTTCGCGCCCGCTTTAGCCACCGCCGCTAACTCAGAAACGGCAGCGGTTCGCGCTGGCAGAATGTTAGATTATGCGGGTTGGACAACCGCTAATGGATTTTCACGCTCACTATCAGGTTCGGTAACAATGTTGGCTACAGTTCAAAACCGTGGGTGTATGCAGGCAATTACCGAGTGCGTTGATTCCATTTCAGGGCGTTTCTATATTTCAAAATCAGGCGTGGCAACTTTGGTGCCATTATCTGACAAGTTTAGCCGCCCAACTCAATTGCTTTTTAGCGATTCAGGCGCATCTAACACAGTACCTTTTCAAGATTTGATTACTAACCCAGGCACAAAGTATGTGGTAAATCAAGCCATTATTATGCGTGGCGATAACAACCAAGTTACATCAACATATAATCCAAGTGTTGCCGCTTACGGTGTAGTGAAAAAGGAAATCTTTGCACCTGTTAACACTGACACAAACGCAACCAATCTAGCTTTGTATGAATCACGCAAACTTGCCACACCTGATACTTATGTTGAACGCATTGATTTTAACGGCCTTGTTGTTGCCAAGAATGGATTGCTATACCCTGACTTCCTATCAACAGAATTAGCCGATCAAGTAAGCGTTCAGCGCACAACCTACGATGGCCGATCTTTGCAATGGAACCTTGTGGTTGAAGGTATGAAACACACAATTACTCAAAATAATTGGATTGTTTCATTTAACACATCCGACATCAACCCTTATAGCATTACAATTTAGGGGGAAAAATGCCACTTTGCCCGCAAATTACTAACACACCAATCACAGTTACACAAACTGCAGACTTCACGGTTTCTAGCGTTTTGCCGGTAGTGGCTGCGACAACAACGCAACTAGCCGAAGTCGAAGTTCTTGTTGATGGCAAAGCTGAAATTTTTTATCAAACAACTGCCCCTGTTGGCGCTACCGTCACACAAAACGACCTTTGGTACGATACAGATGATGGCAATAAGCCCTATGTTTTCCGTTCAGGAGTTTGGGTTTCTGCTCAAGATGGTTCAATTGCAACGGCTCAATCTGCAGCCAACACTGCCCTTGCAAATGCCGCCATTGCAGATGCTAAAGGTGTCGCAGCGCAGGCAGATGCGACAGAAGCTCTTGCGGATGCTGCCATTGCTTACAGCGCTGCAATTGGCTCATTGCAACCAAGTGCTAACACGATTGTAAACGCAAGCAACCAAATGACAGCCATCAATAGCGGTGGCATTACTGTTTACTCAGGTGCATCTGCATCTAGCGGTGCGCGTGTTGTTCTTAACTCTTTAGGTTTGGCTGGCTTTAACTCAGGTGGCACTGCCACTTTTTCAATCAGCGCAACAACGGGCGCGGCGGTATTTTCAGGAAGCGTTACAGGTTCAACCATTACGGGTGGAACGCTTAACATTGGTGGCAACGCCATTATTGATGCCTCTGGCTTTTTAACTGCAACAGGCGCAACTGTCACAGGAACAATTACTTCAAGCAATGTAACCATTACTGGTGGCACTCTTACCATCGGTTCAAAGTTCTCAGTTACTAATACTGGTGTGCTTACTGCAACCGATGGTGTTTTTACTGGCACAATCACATCAACAAACGCAACCATTACTGGTGGCTCATTAACGGTTGGTTCAACATTTTCCGTTACATCGGCTGGAGTTCTAACAGCTACTTCAGGAACTATCGGCGGTTCTACATTAAGTGCATCAACAATCACAGGTGGCACTATTCGAACAGCCGCATCAGGGGCAAGTGTTTCTCTTGACGGTGCAAACAACGCGCTAAAATTTACTAATAGCAGCGGAACCGCAGTTGGTTGGATTCTCCCCTATTCAAGCAATGGAATGGTTTTCAACTATGGCGCTTCTCCTAGCGCAGGTTTTTCGGCATTTCCTGCAATTGCTATTGGCTCTACATCAATCATTTTGCAACCAGATGCTACAAACTCGTTAACAATTGGCTCAACAGGTGTCAATGCCTCATCGCTTTCAGTAGTCGGTGAATTTAATGGTCCAACAATTACTTCAGGCACAAGCACATCTTCAAGCACAAGTCAAACTTCGGGCGTTTACATATCATCAACAGGAGCGTTGATTGCCCGCAGAGATAACATAATTCCAATTTTTGCTCATAGATGGAATGCCAGCGGCACCTCAGAGTTGATTCGTTTGGTGTATAACGGCGCAGATGCTGGCGGTATTACAACCACATCAGGCGGCGTGCCTGCATTTAGAAACGCATCGGATTACCGACTAAAGCAAAACATTCAAAGTTTTGATTCTGCTGCTTCCATAATAAAGCAAATCAACTTGCGTTCTTTTGAATTCATCAAAGACCCTGAAGAACCTCAAGTTGGTTTTATTGCTCACGAATTGGCAGAGGTATTGCCAGCATTAGTTATGGGCGAGAAAGATGCTATTGATGAAGATGGCAATCCTGCCTATCAATCAATTTTGGCAACTAACCTAATTCCATATTTAACAGGCGCGTTAAAAGAAGCAATCCTAAGAATAGAAGCACTAGAGGGGGCATAAATGGAACAAGAGATTGACATTCAGGAAGTCTTAAAAAATATGCGTGAAACTATTGGCAACTATGCCCAAGAAAACGCAATCCTTAAAGCACAAATCATAAAACTTACCACTGACTCATAACGGAGATCGCGCAAATGACACCAGCAAACTGGGCAGGCTTAATCGTATCTATAATCGCAATTGTAAGCGCATTTGCGGGTGCGGTAAGATGGCTTGTAAAACATTACTTGGCAGAACTCAAGCCCAACGGTGGCAACTCAATGCGCGATTCAATTAACAGACTTGAAGCTCAAATGGAAATAATCTTAGATTTGGTAAAAAAATGAAACTAGCAAAAAGGGCAACACCTGCGGCAGTGGCAGTGCTACGCCAAGCCACTGCCCTGAAGCCATCACGCAAAAAGGCATCTGATGGATTATTGCCATCGGCTGCCCATCAAAAGCAAAACCCAAGTTCAGATCACAACACAGGTTTAGCCGTTGACCTCACCCACGACCCTAAGAACGGCATTGATTGTGCTGACATATTTGAGCAGTTAAAAGATGATAAGCGCGTTGAATACTTAATTTTCAACGGCAAGATTTGGTCAAAGGCAAGAGCTAAAGAAGGCAACCGCAAATACACAGGTTTAAATCAACATACCAAGCATCTTCACATTTCAATCAAAAAAGAACTTTCAAAAGACACCTCACCTTGGTTTTGGTGGATGAATCAGCCTAAAATAATTGCACAACTTGGTGCTAAAATTGTACCAATTCCTGCTAAAAAAGCCGACAAAGCCGAAGTTTGCACCTGTTGTAAACTGCACGGCAAGAAATAAGGGAGCAATCAAAAATGGAACAATTCAAACAAATCTCATTAACTTGGTTTCGCGCCGCTGCTGCATCTGCAATAGCTCTATATCTTGCCGGTGAAACCGACCTTAAGACTCTTGGATATGCCGCCCTTGCTGGCGCTGCTGGTCCAATCCTCAAGTGGCTAGATGCTTCAGCCGTAGATTTTGGCAGAGGCTCAAAGTAACCCACCCTTTCAATTTTGGAGTAAATAAATGGCAGCAGGTACTTTAGATTTTACGATTGAACAAGGGGCAACTTTTAACCTTCTTTTGACTTGGAAAATTAACGATGTTGCAGTCAATCTAACTAATTATACTGCCCGCCTACAAGCACGCGTTGATGTTGAAGATACTGAAACAGTTTTAACGCTAACAACTGCAAACGGTGGCATCACTCTTGGCGGCGCATTGGGAACAATTAGCCTAGATCAAACAGCTACACAAACAACACTTTTACCTGCAGGCACTTATGTTTACGATCTTGAACTAATTGCTGGCTCAGGCACCGTAACCCGTTTAGTCCAAGGCGAACTTGCTATTAGCGCAGAGGTGACTCGATGAGTTCAATCATCTATGTATCTTCAAGCACCACCGATGTAATTGCTGAAATTGCCGCACCTGCCGAAGTTATTATTTCAAACCTTCAAGGCCCGCAAGGTCCGCCAGGGGCAACAGGCCCAACAGGTTCACAAGGAATCCAAGGTGCCACAGGCGCTACAGGTGCCACCGGCGCAACTGGTGCTACTGGCGCTCAAGGTATTCAAGGTGTAACTGGGCCGACAGGTTCACAAGGTATCCAAGGTGTTACGGGTCCAACAGGCGCCCAAGGTATTCAAGGTGTAACAGGACCAACAGGCGCTCAAGGTATTCAGGGTGTTACAGGTCCAACAGGCGCCCAAGGTATTCAAGGCGCAACTGGCCCTACAGGTTCACAAGGTATTCAAGGTGTAACTGGACCTACGGGCGCAGTCGGCGCAACAGGCGCCCAAGGTATTCAAGGTGTTCAAGGTATTCAAGGCGAAGTTGGCCCAACAGGTCCACAAGGCATAGTAGGTCCAACAGGTGCAACAGGAGCCACGGGTGCAGATTCAACCGTTACAGGCCCAACGGGTGCAACAGGACCAACAGGTCCACAAGGTATTCAAGGTGTAACGGGTCCAACAGGAGCCGCCGCATCTGAAGGTGCTACTGGCCCAACAGGACCAACTGGTGCTACAGGTGCTGCCTCAACAGTTACAGGCCCAACAGGTCCAACAGGTGCTACAGGACCTGCAGGTGCAAATGGTGGCTCAGCTACAATTTTCAATTACGCCGCAGACACATCATCAACCACGGGCAAGCCTGGTGCGGGAGATATTCGTTGGGGCAATGCCACACAAATTAACTCAACACGCATCAACATTGATCACATTGACGATTCGGGCGAGGACATTGATTTCTTGCTTGCATTGCTTAAGGCAGATGATTTCATCATCATTCAAGATCGAGATGTTAACAACAATTTTCAAAAATTTAAGGTCACCGCAGCCCCAACATTGCTAACTGGCTATGTTGAACTTCCAGTTGTGCTTGATTCATCAGGCGGCACTGGCACAACTAACTTTGCAAACTTTCAACTTCTTTCGCTTATCACCATTGCAGTTGGTTTGACAGGTGCCACGGGTCCACAAGGCGCAACAGGTCCAACAGGTGCGACAGGCCCAACGGGCGTTGCCGGAGCCACAGGTCCAACAGGTGCGCAAGGTATTCAAGGTCCGACAGGCGCTACAGGCCCTGCGGGAATTGATGGCGCAACAGGACCGACAGGTGCAGCAGGTGCCGTAGGTGCCACAGGACCTACAGGTGCGCAAGGTGTCGCAGGTCCAACAGGACCGACAGGTGCGCAGGGTATTCAAGGAATTCAGGGTGTTCAAGGTATCCAAGGTGTAACTGGACCTACTGGCCCACAAGGAATTCAAGGAACTCAAGGTGCCACAGGACCTACAGGCGCCCAAGGTATCCAAGGCGTTACGGGTGCAACTGGCGCTCAGGGTATTCAAGGAATTCAAGGCGCTACAGGTCCAACGGGTGCGCAGGGAATTCAAGGCGTAACAGGGCCAACAGGTGCGCAAGGTATTCAAGGTGTAACTGGACCTACAGGTGCGCAAGGAATTCAAGGTATCCAAGGTGTAACTGGACCTACAGGTGCGCAAGGTATTCAAGGAATTCAAGGCGTAACAGGACCTACGGGTGCGACAGGCGCAGCTTCAACTGTAACTGGTCCAACTGGACCTCAAGGTATTCAAGGCGTAACTGGTCCAACAGGACCTACGGGTGCCAATGGAGCAGTTGGTGCAACAGGACCTACTGGCGCTACAGGTGCTACAGGTGCTACAGGTCCATCAGATTTTACAATGGTTTTTATGGGTGCTTACTAATGAAAAGAAAATGGAGCAGTAACTAATGCCACAAACATCAAAGGCACTCTTTCGCGGAGCTGCAACAACAAATACTGCCACAACGCTCTACACAGTGCCGGCATCAACAACAACGGTGGTCACAGACATTGTGGTAACTAACACGGCGGGTGCGATTGGTTCATTCACAATGGCGCTTAACGGCACAAACATTGCCACACTTGTAACTGTTGGCGCCTATGATTCAACCGTGATTCCACTCAAGCAAGTCCTAGCTACAACAAACACCATCAGTGGTGGCGCATCAGCCACCACAATTAACTTTCACATTTCGGGCGTGGAAATCTCCTAATGGCTTCAAACAACAACATCTTTAAGATGTCAAACGCGGGTGGGTTTAAGACCTTAAACCGCTATCCCGATATGTTGGCGGGTAACACTACTTGGAACCCTTGGTCACCTGCCAATGACTTTGACAGCATTGCGACAGTTACGCCTTACACAACCACAACTACCGTTGTTTTTAGTTCAATTCCTAGCACTTATCGTCATCTTCAATTACGAGCAACTGCTGCGTCTGCGGCTGCGGCTAATATGGTAATTAGACTTAATGGAGATACTGGCACAAATTATTCTTGGCACTTTTTAGAAGGCAATGGTGCTACAACATCTGCTGGAGGCTCAGTAAGTAATGGTTATATGTTAGGCCCAGTAACAACAAATACTGCAAGTGCTTATACAGGAATTATTATAGACATTTTAGACTACAAAGATACAAATAAAAATACAACAGTTCGTACATTGTCAGGCGTTGACTTGAATGGTTCTAGCACTTGGTTAAATATGTTTTCTGGTGCTTGGTTTAATACAGCAGCAGTTAATAGCATTTCAATAACTGTCAGCGGTACAACATTTGCTGCTAACAGTCATTGGGCTTTATATGGAATTAAGTAAGGGGTAGCGACAATGCCAGCAGGAAATACATATACCCAAATCGCCAGCACCACTCTTGGTTCTGCTTCTTCGCTAGTTACCTTTTCTAGTATTCCTGGAACTTATACTGACTTAGTTTTAGTTGGCTCAATACAGATGAGCGATAATACTTCCTTTTATATTCGATGCAATTCAGATACTACAAACAAATACTCAGCAACACTCCTGAGCGGAGATGGAAGCGCTGCAAGTTCAGAGCGCTTTAGTCAAACAGATTTAGGTGGAAATGGTATTTATACAAAAGGAAATACTTTTCCAACTAGCACAAGTTTTGGTGTTGGAATTTGGAACTTTCAAAACTATTCCAATACCACTACAAATAAAACAATTCTTAGCCGAGTAGGTTCTGCTGGGTTAGGCACTAGAGCAATTGTTAATCTCTATGCCAGCACTTCAGCAATTACTCAACTAGACATTAGACCATTCTCAGGCACAATGGCGGTAGGAACAACATTCAATCTCTACGGCATTGCCGCGGCTTAAAGGGGAAACTAAATGCCAAATACATATACACTCCTAGAAACAATTACTGTCGGCGCTGCGGGAGCAAGCAGTGTTACATTCAACAGCATCCCTCAAACTGGCTACACCGATTTGGTAGTCAAAATGTCTGTGCGAGATAACACAGGAAATATCGGCAACTTTCTTAACATATCCTTAAACGGTAGCGCAACAAGTTTTACTGGTCGTTACTTAAATGGAAATGGCGCAAGTGCTTCAAGTGGCAGTGGTTTTCCAAGACTTGTAATTGAATACTCTGGAGCAAGTTCTACTGCTAACACTTTTGGAAATGGTGAAATGTATTTTCCAAATTATACAAGCGCCAACTTCAAAAGTTATTCAGGTGATAGCGTAAGCGAAAACAATGCAACAACTGCCTATGCTGATATGTCTGCTGGTTTATGGTCTAGTACCGCAGCGATCACTTCAATAACTTTTACTCCTAATACTGGACAACTTGTTCAACACTCAACCTTCTCCCTTTACGGCGTATCTGCCCTTGGCACTACCCCAACAAAGGCACCAAAGGCAACTGGCGGTTCAATCATTCAGACCGATGGAACTTACTGGTACCACGCGTTTCTTAGCTCAGGCACCTTTACCCCAGCCACAAACTTATCTTGCGATGTGCTAGTTGTTGCAGGTGGTGGTGGTGGTCATCACGGCGGCGGTGGTGCAGGTGGTTACCGATCAACAACAGGTTTGGCACTTACTACTTCGGCAACAACAGTAACAATTGGTGCTGGTGGAGCAGGTGCTGACTGGACAAGCGGAACCGTAACTAATGGCAATAACTCAGTATTTTCAACCATAACGAGTACCGCAGGTGGTTCAGGCGGAAATGTTAGCGCGGTTGCCAACAATAATGGAGCAGCTGGCGGTTCAGGCGGCGGCGGTGGCGGTGTAAATGGTGGCAACTCATCAACAGGCGGCGCTTCATCTCCTGTAACTTCACCAGTTCAGGGTTTTGCTGGCGGAAATTATACAGGCGGCACTCAGAATCAAATTGCCGCGGGCGGTGGTGGCGCTGGTGGAGTCGGTGGAAATGTTATTGCTTCAACAACAGCAGGAGCAGGTGGCGCAGGTTCAAATGCTCATTCATCTTGGCTATCAGTTGTAGGCTTAGGTGTAAGCGGTTATCTTGCTGGTGGCGGTGGTGGCGGTTCAAGCGGAACTGTTGGCGCAGCAGGTTCAGGCGGCGGTGGCGCTGGCAACGGATCAGCGGCAGTAGCGAACACAGGTTCTGGCGGCGGTGGTGCGTTTGGTGTTGGCGGCAACGGCGGTTCAGGTCTAGTAATTGTGAGGTATTTAGCGTGAGTCATTTTGCAGAGATAGACCCTAATGGTGGAACCGTTCTACGGGTATTAGTTGTACCAGATGAGCAAGAACATCGCGGTCAAGACTTCCTAGCCAATGACCTTGGCTTAGGTGGTGTCTGGGTACAGACAAGTTACAACGCTAATATCAGATTCAAATACGCTGGCATTGGCGATACCTATGATGCCACCCGTGATGCCTTCATTGCGCCTAAGTGCCACGATGAAGCAACGCTAGATGAGGCAACCTGCCGATGGAACTGTTCAAATGAAGCACATACAATCAAGGAGATAGAGAATGTCTGATACACCAATCAAGATCGAAGTTAATTGCGCTACAGGAATAGCCGTTGAAGTTCCGCTAACTCAAGAGGAAATCCAGCAACGTGAACTAGACGCTATCGCTGCTGCTACTGCTAAGGCAGAAGCTGACGCTTTGGCTGCAGCTGAGGCAGATGCTAAGGCATCAGCACAAGCTAAGTTGGCTGCCCTTGGTTTAACACCTGAAGAAATCGCAGCACTAGCCAAATAACCAAGTTCGGGGGAACGCTTGAAAATAGCAATTTACACAATTGCGCTAAACGAAGAACAATTTGTTCAGCGTTGGTATGACTCAGCTAAAGATGCTGATTACTTACTCATTGCCGACACCGGCTCAACTGATAAAACTGTTGAATTGGCAACTGCCCTTGGCATCAGCGTAATCAACATTGGCATAAGCCCGTGGCGCTTTGACGATGCCCGCAACGCATCCTTAGCCGCAATCCCACTTGACATTGACTACTGCATTGCACTCGATATGGATGAGCAATTGCAACCAGGGTGGCGCAAGGAATTAGAATCTTTGGAAGCGCAAGTTACCCGCCCAAGGTATAAATACACTTGGAGTTGGAACCCTGACGGCTCGCCCGGCCTAGTTTACGGCGGGGATAAGATTCACTCGCGCAAGAATTACCGATGGAAGCACCCTGTTCACGAAGTCTTGACTTGTACCACAAGCGAACTTCAAGCCTGGACAAAGCTCGAAATCCATCACCACCCTGACGATACAAAATCAAGGGGTCAGTATTTTGAATTGCTCGCCCAATCGGTGCTTGAAGATTCAACAGATGATAGAAATTGCTTTTACAACGCAAGAGAACTGTTCTTTCACAATAAATGGGCAGAGGCAATACAAGAGTTTAAACGCCATTTAGAGTTGCCCAAGGCGGTATGGAAACCTGAACGGGCTGCCTCAATGCGCTATTTAGCCAAAATGGATGAATCCGAACGCGAATCTTGGCTACTTAAAGCCATTGCAGAATCGCCAGGCAGTCGAGAGCCAAGAGTTGATCTTGCTCAACATTACTATTCAAAAGGCTTATGGTTAGACTGTTACGCCCAAGCCCACGCCGCATTGAGAATAACGCAGCAACCACTAGAATACTTAAACGAGTCAGATGCTTGGGGATACCTGCCACACGATCTAATTGCGATTGCGTGCCACAACCTAAACAAACCAAAAGAGGCACTTGAACACGGTGAAAAGGCAGTATCTTTAGCGCCGTGGATTGATAGGCTTAAAGAAAATGTTAAGTTTTACAAATTAAGCGCAAGCCAAGAACCGACAGAATAGGAAAACAAATGCTCCGGGGGGATATTCTTCAAGAGGCTTCACGCCTCACGCACGGTGATCGAAATAAAAACTATGGTGACCCGCTAACAAATCATCAACGAATTGCGGCGCTTTGGTCGGTATATCTTGAAACTGAGATTACTCCCGCCCAAGCCGCAATCTGCTTGGCGTTGGTCAAGGTTGCTCGCTTGATTGAAACGCCCGATCATCTTGATAGTTTCATAGATGGCGCTGCGTATTTCAGCATTTCAGGGGAGATTGCCACCCGTGAATAAGATTCTTTTTCTAGTTGCTTCAAAAGGGCAACCTGAGCAGGCAAAGGCGCTACAGGAAATGTTTAACTTGTTGCCTCAAGATTATGACTTGTTGTTTATCTTGGATGCCAACAATTCAATGCGTAACGCCTATGATGATGCCGATGTCAGCTACATATTGGACAAGAACCTAACGGGGAATTTGTCCGATCAACTGCCAAAATACGCTGACTCATTTGCTGATAACTATGAAAGAATTTTTACCATAACACAGATTTAGTGCGTTCACCGCACCCCCAAGAAAGAACCCCCAACAGCCGTTCCTGTTGGGGGTTCTTTCGCCTTTTGCTAGGCGTAATCTTTCAAGTAAGCAACAATCACTTCGCTTATGTTCTTGCCTTCGCTTTCAGCTTTCTCTTTGGCTTTGCGCCATAGTTCTTCATTGATGCGAATTGAGCGTTGTGGGGTAACCATTACAGACCACCAACGCACTTGGCAGCATCGCCCCAACAGTAACCTTCAGATGTCCACCAAAGGTTTTTTGAGATTTCAATTACTAGCCAAACGCCAACGATGATAAAGGCGGTTCTAACCAAACGCCATTTGCGGGTCATTCTCATTTTACTGCTCCCAATTCTTTTAGAGTGTTGCGCATTTCAGATAACTTGATGATTGATTGGCAAAGTGCCAAATCTATTGTTTCAAAGGTGGCATTTTGCAGGTCAAATCCTTCTTCCAAAGTTTGATTGATTTCGGCAACGCCTGTTGTTAGGTCAAGGTAAAGAGATTTCATTGCGCTCATATTGCACGCGGATAATCTAGTTGGAATTGATTGAATTCGGCTTCGGTAACAACGCCTTTGTATTCGTTGCAGTTCAAGCAAACGCGATAATTGCCCACCTTGTTATCACAAAACACGCAATAGTAAGTTTCAGTAACTTCTTCCAACCATCCAATAGGGAAAGCGCAAAAAGTGCCATCATCCATTTTGACAGTCACTTTCATACAAAATTGAATTGCGCGAGAGGCATCTTTTGCACTTTCAATAGTTCCAAATTCAACACCTGAAATGTGTGAAACACGAACACGCATATTGTCGCGGATATTCATTAGTTTTCCTCTGCCATCTTTGTCATTTCTGCGTATTTTGGGTCTTGCATCATTGCATATGCCTCTTTTGAAACTTTAACAATGTCGCTTTTGAAAGAACCACTCCAACGAAAATCAAACCAACAATTAACAAAGTTTTGAATTTTTGTTGCAGTTTCAAGATTTACTTCTAAACGCTCCGCAATAAGTTCGGTGTAAGTCATTACGCACCAAACTTTCTTGTGTAGTTGTGTTCCATTACTTTGTGTGAATCAACATCTGATTGAACTGATGCTTTAATTGCGCCACCTGTTTTTGTTTCCCAACCGCAAGAGCAAGTTACATCCCAAGCATTGTGAACAAAACCTTGGTTGTTGCGCATTTTTGAACCATCAGCAAAAATTGCAAACCACTTGATTTGCACTTTCTCATTTGTTGGAACTAGTTTCATTTTGAGCCTTCTTTCTTGGGGCCGTTCCCCATAAGAGAAAATTAGCACCTGTCGCGACAGAGTGTCAAGACACGCCCAAGGCAAATAAGGCTAATTTCCCGCCTGTTACCCACCCCACAGATACCCCTCAGAGGGGTAGAATTGACCCCTATGACCACAATTGCAGGCTACCAAGGCAAAGGCTTCGCTATCCTTGGAGCTGACAGCCAAATCACCGATGGTGACAAGCGCATCATTTCGCCTTCAACGCCCAAAATCGTCAAGGTTGGCAAGTACCTATTAGGGGTCTGCGGGGATTGCCGCCCCGGTGATGTCTTGATGTATAACTGGAAACCGCCTCTATACGATGGCACCGACCCCGTTGGGTTTATGGGCAAAAAAGTGATTCCAAGCATTATCAAGGCGTTCAAAGACAATGGCTATGATTACCAAAAAGAGGGTGCGAGTTTTGCCTACCTGCTCGCCTTTAATGGCAACATCTTTGAAATCGGCAACGATCTAGGCATTTCACAATCAATAGACTTCACCTACGGCATCGGGTCGGGTAGCGCGTACGCCATTGGCTATCTGACTTCAATGGCAGATGTTTATGGCGAGGCAACAGGGCAAACACTAAACATTGACACCGCCACCAACGCCATCAAAACTGCCCTAGTGCTTTCAGCTAAGTTTGATGTAAACACCAGCGCACCATTTCAGGTTGAGATTCAATTTAGCCGATAGCGTGTCGCGATCAGGTTTATGGTGTAGCGTGTGTCACCCTTGACCTTGAACGGAAAGGAAAACGCCAAATGTTTTGGTTAGCTCTAGTTGTAATGATTATTTGCGTGATTTCAGTTGTTGGCATTTTTGCTGATAATGATGGTGAGATTTAATGTCCAAAGCCAAAGCAAAGGGAACCTCAGCGGAAACAGCCGTTGTCAAATTCTTAATTGATAACGGTTTTCCTTACGCCGAAAGAAGGGCGCTCAACGGGTCACTTGATCTTGGCGATATAACAGGCACCCCTGCATTGGCTTGGGAAGTTAAGAATCATAAAACCTATAAGATTCCTGCTTGGTTAAAAGAAACCGAACAGGAAACCAAAAACGCTAAGGCAGACTTTGGCGTTTTGGTTGTGAAACCCAACGGTGTTGGAACTGCTAACACCGCAAATTGGTGGGCGATTATGTCGCTAGAACAAATCACCAATTTACTGCGAGAAGCGGGCTACGGTACAAGGAGATGAACTTTGACATATTCAGCGATTCACCCAAGTTCCGAGAAGCCCAATGTGCAAAAGTTGAGGATAAAGATTATTTCTTTCCAGATACGAAGCACGATGAGGCAGAACGCCTGCCCCGACTCAAGCAAATCTGCGGGAGTTGTATTCATAGAGAGGAATGTTTGGAGTACGCACTTGACAAGCGAATTGTTTACGGATTTTGGGGCGGGTACACAGCCGATCAACGGCATAGTATTAACCGCAAAAGCCGGCGAACTGTAATATCTAAGAAAGCAATTATGATTCATCAGATGTTATGGGAAAACAAAAGCGCCAACGAAATTGCCATTACAGTTGAATGTTCGAGCCAATATGTTTACAAGGTTTCGGCACAACTTGCGAAGGCAGCTAGAGAAGGAGCAATCCAATCAAACCAAACACAAAAAGAGTCATTAACCGAATCGCCCTCATATTGGTGGTTTCAACCGTGACTTCACTATTGGTTCAAGCAATAAATCCAACACCTGCAATTCCTGAATTGGTCATTTACAAAGAACGCCCAATTTTGGAACAGGTTAATCACAAGGAACTCGCCCGCGAGTTGCTCACTGAAAAAGATTTTAAGTGCTTTAATTTGCTTATGGGCAAAGAAAGCGCCTGGAAAGATAAAAAGAATCCAACAAGCTCAGCCGAAGGCGTGGGTCAATTGTTAGATTCAACTTATAGAAACCTTGGGATGACTCGCAGTAAATCTGAAGTTGCCCAAACCGTTGCTGCCCTTGCTTACATCGGCAGAAAATATGGTTCAGGTGGCCCCTGCGCTGCCTGGGCAAAGTTCAAAAAAGACAAATGGTACTAAAAAACTTTGGGGGTTAAAGTGACCGTTGAAATAGAGAAAGGCATCGTTGATTTTGATGCCGATGCAAATGCGTGGCTTGAGCAATACAAGTCAGCATTAGCAAAGATTAAGGAATGGCAAGAAGTAGCTGACATCGCCCGTTCACACTTAGAATCTGCCCTTGGTGATTCTCAAGTTGGAATGTTTGGCAATCGCCCTGTTGTCAGATGGTCGGTTGTTGAAAGCAAACGATTTGATACTAAGCGGGCGCGAGAAATCCTGCCTGCTCAAGTGATTGATTTGCTAGAGGTAGTTTCAACATCTCGCCGTTTTACCGTTGTAAATGGAGATGAATAAGCGATGCCTTTTACACCTTTGAACACTCCAAGTAAGGCTCTTGCAATTGAATTGGGCGAGATTATTACTCAAGCGGGTATTTTCTCGCCCCGTTCGCAACAGGTTTATATTGGCCCAAGTGAAGTGGGTCAAGAATGTACCCGCAAGTTAGCCTATAAATTACTTGATTGGGAAAAGGTGAATGAATCAAGTGGGGGCAATTGGGCAGCTCAAGTTGGAACTGCTATTCACTCTCATTTGGAAGGTATCTTTGCAAAGTTTCCTGATCGGTTTGAGGTAGAGAGTAAGGTCAAGATTAGGGCCAATCTTTCCGGGACAGTTGATCTCTACGATAAGGAAAACGGGATTGTCATTGATTGGAAAACAACCTCACCCGCTAATGTGAAGGAGAAGCGCAGTAGCGGTGCGAGCCAACAACAGATAATCCAAGTTCAGTTGTACGCCTATGGCAAGGCGCAAGAGGGGTACGATGTTAAGCAGGTTGGGCTTGCCTTTCTCCCAACTGGCGGCCAAATATCGGATATGCACCTTGAATTGCATCCATACGATGAGCAAATTGCCATAGGCGCACTTAAACGCCTAGATAATGTTTATGAATTACTTTCAACAGTTGATGTTGAGAACTCACCTGCGATGTGGGAATTGATACCGAAGGTGCCATCGCGCAATTGCAATTATTGCCCTTATTTCAGACCGTTCAGCACCGATTTATCGGTTGCCTGCAATGGAGATATGGAAGCCAAATGATGTGTTGCACTGATGGTTGCGCCTGCGGGATGCCCGCAAAAACAATCAATGACATAGCCAAAGAATTGGCTGAACTAGAAACACCAATAGAGTTGGAAAACCAACAAAACCAAAGTAACACCCAAACAGAAACGGGGGATGTCAAATGACATTCAGCGCACCAAGCAGTTCCACCGAAAGTGTCAAAGTTGCTGACCTTGCCGGTGCTTTGTTAATAATCGAACCAATCGAATATAAGGTTGGAATTCAAACCGTTCACGGTGAAACCGATGCCATTGAGGTCAATCTTGTTGATCTTGATTCAAACAAAACCTATAACAATGTTTTGTTTTTCAATGTTGCACTTAAGAACGCACTCAAGGCAAAGGTTGGGCAAAAGGTCTTAGCTCGCATCGGCCAAGGCATTGCCAAGCCAGGTAAATCTGCACCTTGGATTCTAAATGATGCCACAGGCGATGCGGCAGCAGTAGCCAAAGCAAATGCCTTCATTGGCGGGGCAACTGCCCCTGCCCCTGCGGTGGTAACAACACCCGAAGGCATCACACCTGAAGTTGCTGCTCTTTTGGCACAATTAGGCGCACAAAAGCAATAAACTAAATCTCCCCGTTTAATCGTCGTGGCGGGGAACGAAATGGCAGGTTTGCGTTGGCGGGGGGAAGCGCCTTCAGTTGGTTCGATTCCAACCATTTCACGCCTACAAAACAA